AGCACTTTTATCGCGCAGTCGTTTCAAAGGTTTAAGAGCACTCGCCATGGGTCGTCCGCCAAAACCACGTCATCTGAAGGCCATCGACGGCACCACGCGCAAGGATCGTGGCGCGCCCGAAGACACCATTCGTTACCCTGTTCTCGAGGTTGTTCCGCCTGCGCCGGACTGGCTCGTCAACCATCATGCGCGGCAAGAGTACCTGCGGCTGGCGCCAATCCTCAGCAAGCATAAGCTGTTGACTGAGGCCAACCTGTCTGCGCTCGCAAATCTTTGCGCGATTCATGGCATCATGGTCACGGCTTGGGCTGCGAACAGTTTCCCGCCGGCAGCGCTCATCGCGCAATTCCGCCAGCTGTGTTCCGAGTTCGGCATCACGCCGATGAGCCAAGGCCGCATCAAGGCGCCGGGTGCGCAGCCCGAGGAGAACGAGTTCAGTCGCAATGGCCAGCGCAACGCAGCGTGACTATGTCCGCATCGCCATAGAGTACGCCCAGCGCGCGGCGGACCCGAAGAATCATCGCCGCTTTGGCGTGTGGATCAGGCTGGCTGCGCAGCGCTTCCTGAAAGACCTGGAGCGCGCGGCGGCGCCCGATGCCCCATTCACGTTCAGCAACTGGCACGCCAGCGACCCATGCGACTTCATCGAGAAGCTACCGCACATCGAGGGCGTATGGGAAACCGTCAATATCAAGCTCGAACCGCCGCAAGTGTTCTTCATCGTGCAGCTATTCGGCTTCCGCGAGCGTGGCGGGATACGCGACGGGATGCGCCGGTTCACAACTGCATTGTTCGCGGTTGCGCGTAAGAACGCGAAGAGTACGATTGCTGCAGGCATCGGGCTGTACTGTGAGACGTGTGAAGGCGAAAATGGCCCGCAGGTTATTACCGCTGCCACCACCGGATCGCAGGCGCGTATCGTCTTCAATGTGGCCAAGGCTATGGTCGACAAGAAGGCCAATCTTCGCTCGGCGTTCAGCATGGCGACGTACGCAAACGCCATCGCCTGCTACGCCAACGCGGGCACTTTCCGTCCAATCAATTCCAAGGCTTCTACGCAGGACGGTCTGAACCCGTCATGCAACATCCTCGACGAGCTGCATGCGCACAAGGATCCGGACTTGATGAACGTGTTGCGCTCTGCCGCTGGTGCGCGCCGCAATCCTTTGTTCCTTTACCTCACCACCGAAGGCTATGCCAACGCGGGTCCATGGGCGGAGGAGCGCGAGTTCGCCAAAAAGGTTCTGCAAGGCGTCATCGAGGCAGACCACTACCTCGCTCTCTACTTCGCGCTGGACGAGGCTTCCGAGGAGCTCGGCACCACGGAGGACGACGAGTTCGACGAGGAGGTCTGGGTCAAGGCTAATCCGCTCATCGAGGCCAACCCAGTGCTGCTTGCGGAGATCCGTAGCGTCGCCACGGAGGCCAAGGGCAAGCCCTCCATGCACGCCGAGTTCAAGATCAAGCGCTGCAACCGCCCCAGTTCCGTCGCGCATGGCTGGACCAATCTCACCAAGTGGAAGGCGTGCGCTGAAAATCGGCTCGACATTGAGTGGCTGCGCAAGCATCCGTGTCACGCGGGGCTGGATCTCTCGAGCACCACGGACTTGGCGTCGTTCCGGCTGGTGTGGAGCATCGATGACTGGCTCTACACCATGGGCTGGCGCTATGTTCCGAAAGCTGCAGTGCGTGCGCGCACGGCGCGTGGGCTGGTGCCTTACGCCGGATGGGTGCTCAAGGGCCACCTCATCGAAACGGGCAACGAGTCCATCGACTATGGACCGATCGAGAACAAGATCATCGAGGTGAATGAAACATTCAATCTCGTGAGCGTCGCGTATGACGGGTGGAATGCCACCCAGACCGTCCAGCGCTTGAACAACGCTGGCGTGAATATGGTGCAGTTCATTCAAGGTCCGAAGAGCTATCACCCCGCCATGCAGGCGTTGGAGGTCGCGTATTTGGAGGGCAAGGTCGCGTACGGCGACGACCCGGTGTTGAACTGGAACATGTCCAATCTGGTTGCGAGGGTTGACGCAAACATGAACCAAGCTCCTGACAAGAAACGTGCCGCCGAGAAGATCGACGACGCGTGCGCGCTGCTCATGGGTGTCGGCCACGCCACCGCAGGCGCGGAGGCGGACGACCAGATGAACGAATGGCTGCGCGCGGTCTCGTCGCGTAAGGCTGCGGGAGCGCCGGCATGAGCGCCGTAGCGCTGCATCGCCCTTGGCAGCCGCTGACGCGCATCGCTCGCGCCATCCGTGCAACCGTCACGACGCTGACCGGCTTGACGTTGACGTCGCCTGACCTTTACAAGCACATCAACCCCTACTTCGACGAGAAGCTCGGGATCACCGTCAACACGTTCACAGCCATGCAGCTGGACGCGGTGTGGGCTTGCGTGCGGCTTATTGCTGAGACGATTTCCACGTTGCCGCTGGCGATGTACGAGAAGATCAGCGATCGTCGCAAGCGCTACGCCAGCGAGCATCCGCTGCATTTCTTGCTGCACGATCAGCCCAACGGCGAAACCACCGCCGCAGTGTTCTGGGAGGCGATGGTCGCCAGCATGCTGCTGCGTGGCTGCGGCAGGGCGGAAAAGCTGATGATCGGAGAGCGGACTGTCGGGCTCGTGTTCCTGGATCCGGCGCTGCTGCAGATCGATCGCGATCCGGTCACTCGTCGCAAGCGTTACCTCTACCCGCGCAACCCGGAGGCGTCGGGCGGCGCCTTGGATACGCGGGAGATTCCCGCCACCAACATCTGGGAGATTCCTGGCTTCACGCTCAACGGCAAGGACGGCGTGAGCGTCATCGCCTACGGCGCCAAGGTGTTCGGTGGCGCAATCGCTGCGGAGCGCGCGGCGGCGCGCACCTTTGCAAATGGGCTGCTGCAGACCGTGTATTACAAGGTCAAGGACTGGCTCAAGCCTGCGCAGCGCACCGAGTTCCACGAGAACGTCCTGGGCACCGTGGAGCGAGGGGAAACGCCGCTGCTGGAAAATGGCATCGAGCCTGGCACCATCGGCATCAAGCCCGAGGAGGCGCAGCTGCTGGCTTCGCGGGGCTATGGTGTGGAGATGATCTGCCGCTGGTTCCGTGTGCCGCCTTGGATGGTGGGTCACACGGAGAAGAGCACTAGCTGGGGCACCGGCATCGAGCAGCAGATGATCGGCTTCCTCACGTTCACGTTGATGCCATGGCTGCGTCGCATCGAGCAGGCCATCAACAAGGACCTGGTGCCCAAGGCGCAGAAGGGCAGGTTCTACGCCAAGTTCAATTACAACGGATTGCTGCGCGCCGACAGCGCTGCGCGCGCTGCGTTCTACGTGCAGTTGATCAACAATTCTGTCATGACGCCCGACGAGGCGCGTGAGTTGGAAGAGCTGGAGCCGATGGGCGGAAACGCCGCAAAGCTCCGTGTGCAAAGCTCGATGGTGTTGCTGGACGATCTCGGCGACGCTGGCAGCGAGCAACTGAACGAAGCGCGTGACGTGTTGCGTGCTCTGTTGAACATCGACATCAAGGAGCCAGCATGAGCAAGAAGACCCTTCCCCAAGTGCCGCAAGGTCGTCCGCAGATCGGCGTCCGTAGCTACATCTCGCAAGGTGCACTGGCGCGATGGGACGCGGGGCTGGCGCTGCGAGCCGAAGCGGGCTCCGACGAGGACCGTACCATCGGCATCTACGACATCATCGGCGAGGACTGGTGGACCGGCGCCGGCTTCACAGCCAAGCGTATGTCGGCCGCGCTGCGCGCGCTCGGCAAGGGACCGGTGACGGTGGCGATCAACTCGCCCGGCGGCGACTTCTTCGAGGGGCTGGCGATGTACAGCATGCTGCGCGAGCATCCCGGCGACGTGACTGTCAAGGTTATGGGGCTGGCCGCTTCGGCAGCGTCACTGGTAGCGATGGCTGGCGACGACGTTCAGATCTCGCGTGCCGGCTTCTTCATGATTCATAACACGTGGCTGATGGCTTCCGGCAACCGGCACGATCTGCGCGATCTGGCGGATCAGATCGAGCCATTCGACATGGCGATGGCCGACGTGTACGCGGCGCGCACTGGCGACACCGCCGAGAACATGGGCAAGCTCATGGATCGCGAGTCCTGGATCGGCGGCACCGCTGCGGTGTCGCAGGGCTTCGCCGATTCGCTGCTGCCGTCCGATCAAGTTCAGGCCAAGGCGCTGGCCGGCAATGTGGCGGCGGTGCGGCGGCTGGAGGCGGCGCTGCGTTCGTCTGGCATGCCCAAGGCGGAGGCCATGCGCCTCATCAGCGAGTTCAAGTCCAGTCTGGGTGACCCGGCTGGCGGCGGCGCGGGTGATCCCGCCGGACGCGATGACCCTGCGGAGCCTCGCGACGAGGCAGCGGAGTTGCTCGCAGGACTGCGTGCGTTCAAGGTCGTTTAGTTCAATTCAAGGAGTCGTTCATGAAGGGTTTCCGTTTCTCCCCCATCGTTCGGTTGCTGAGCGATTTCGGTGCCATCGCGCACGCGCGTCTGTTCCGCTACATGGGCCGTACCGGCATGGTGCTGCAGGTCGCCGGCAGCGCCGAGCCCGTGGTGCTGGACCCCAAGGCCATCATGGCCGAACTGAACCGGGCCACCGGTGAAGTCAAGGCGCTGGCCGAGCGCGCCACCGCCGACATCGCCAAGTACGGCAAGGTCACCGAGGAGACCAAGGCCGCAGCCGACAAGGCGCTGAACGAGCAAGGCGAACTGCGCAATCGCCTGACCGAAGCCGAGCAAGTCATCGCCAAGGTGAAGGCCATGCTCGATGAAGGCGGCAGCGGCCAGCGCCGTCCGCAGTCGATGGGCCGGCAGTTCGTGGATCGCGAGGAGTTCAAGGCGTTCGCCGCGCGTGGCCGGCACAAGGGTCGCCTGGACCTGGAAATCCATGCCGCCATCACCTCGCTGAGCGACGGTACCGACGGCGCGGCAGGCGACCTCGTGCAAGTGAACCGCCTGCCCGGCGTGTTGGAGCTGCCGCAGCGCCGGCTGACGGTGCGCGACCTGATCACGCCCGGACGCATGGACGGCAACCTGCTGGAATACGTGCAGGAAACCGGCTTCACCAACAACGCCGGCATGGTCGCGGAAGGCGCGGCCAAGCCCGAGTCCACGATGAAGTTCGACGTGAAGCAGACCGGTCCGCGTGTGATCGCTCACTGGGTCAAGGCTTCGCGCCAGATTCTTGACGACGCGTCGCAGCTGGCTTCCTACATCGACGGGCGGCTGCGCTACGGGCTGGCGCTGCGCGAGGAAGCGCAACTCTTGAACGGCGACGGCACCGGTCAGAACCTGCTCGGCATCATCCCGCAAGCCACCGCCTACGCCGAGCAGTTCGCGCCGCCCGCCGGTGTCACCTGGACGCCCGTCGATGTGATCCGGCAGGCGATCCTGCAGTCCGAGCTGGCCGAGTTCCCGGCGACCGGCGTGGTGATGAATCCGATCGACTGGACGGCGATCGAGCTGATGAAGGACGATCTCGGCCGCTACATCATCGGCAATCCGCAAGGCACCACGGCGCCGGTGCTGTGGAGCCGGTCTGTCGTGAGCACGGTGGCCATGGCCGTCGACACGTTCCTGACGGGCGGCTTCCGCGGCGGCGCGCAGCTGTTCGATCGCTGGCTGGCGCGCGTGGAGGTTTCCACCGAGAACCAGGACGATTTCATCAAGAACATGGTCACGATCCTCGCCGAGGAGCGGCTGGCGCTGGCGGTGTATCGTCCCGAGGCGTTCATCTACGGCGATCTCGGCCGCGTGGCTTGATCACGGGTTCCTGTTCGAGCGTTGATTTAACCATCAATCTCGACTTTTGGGCGGGTGTCAACGTCCGCCCGTTTTTCTCCTTCAAGAAAGGGCAACATCATGAAGTACATCCAGTTCACCGACAAGGACCCGCGCAAGAACCAGGTCGCCCGCATGGACGATGGCATGGCGCAGCGGCTGATCGATGCCGGCAACGCCAAGGAGATTTCCGCCGAGGAAGCCGCGCAGCTCGGCGGCGCCAAGGTCGGTGCTACCGTGAGCGGTACGGAAGGCGGACGCGCGGACCGGGCTGACGGCACCGAGGACAGCAACTCCACCGTCATGAAGGGTGTGACGGGCGTGAGGTACGAGTCGCAGCAGACCGGCACCGACGGGCAGGTCGCCACTTCCACGCAAGGCACCAGCAGCAGCGCCGAGCAGGGGACGGGCACCACGACCTCCGCCGGCACGGCGCCTGCGCCCGTCGGCACGAGCGCGCCTGCGCCCGCGCCCACCACGGCGCCTGCGCCCGCGCCAAAGCCCTGAGTCAAGGCTGAGCTAGTATGCCGCTCATCACGCCCGAGGAAGCTCGCGAGCAGGTTCACGGTAATCCTGTGGATGACACGCAGCTGGCGCTGTTTTCGCGTGCGGCTGAGCGTGCGGCGATGCAGTTTTTGAACCGCAACGTGTACGAAACATCCGAGGAGTTGGCGCAAGCCCGTATCGATGCGGCGCCGCGCGCAGCAGCAGCGCATGATGCGTGGTTGGCGGCATACGGAGCGACCTATGACACGGACTGGCTGCGTCGGCAAACGCTGAGGCAGGCGCGTCTGGATTATGTTCGGGAAAAGGATGCTGCGCGCGAGATGAGTGATGGCATCGTGATCAACGAGGACATCAAGGTCGCGATGCTGTTGCTGGTGGGGCATTTCTTTCTGAACCGTGAAGCAGTCACCACCAACCTCACGCCCACTGAGCTGCCGCTGGGGGTGCGCTCGCTGCTGATGCCGTATCGCGTGGGGTGGGGCGTATGAACTTGCCGGCTGGCCGTCTGCGGCATCGAATCACGCTCCTGGCGCTCACGGTCGCGCAGGATCCGAACACTGGTGATCGTACGGAGACTTATGCGCCGTGGGCGGAAGATGTGCCGGCTGAATTTACTCCGCTCAGTTCGCGCGACTACATCGCTGCGCAAGCCAGCCAGTCTGCCGTTGTTGCGCGAGCGCGCATCCGTTATCGGGATGGCGTTCAGTCGTCGATGCGCTTGCAGTTTCGTGGCGTGACTTATACGGTGGAAGGTCCTCCGCTGCCCGACAACGAAAGTGGGCTGGAGTACTTGACGCTCAACTTGTCGCAGGCAGCGCCATGATGGTTATCCAATTGAAGAATCTTGAAGGCGTGATGGCTGCGTTGCAGCAGCTGCCGGCGGAAGTTGTTTCCAAAGGCGGCGGTCCGGTGAAGCGGGCGCTGCGCAAGGGTGGGCTGCCCATCTTGCAAGCCGTCCAGGCCAATCTTCGCCGCGTTCTGGCGCAACAACGCCGGGCGGGCAAGCCTACCGCCGAAAGCACCGGGCTGCTGCTGAAGGCTGCGCGCATCACGCGTGGCAAGCCTCCTCGCGATCAGAAAGGTGAACGCTACCTCGTGCGCTTTTCGCGCTTGCGTTATCCGGACCGCAAGGGCAAGGTCGTCACGACGCTCAAGTCTGGCCAGATTCTCGAGTACGGCAGCGAAAAGCAGCTCGCGAGTCCCTACATTCGCCCGGCCTACCTTTCGCGCGCGCAGCAGGCGTTGGAAATCGTGGAGCGCGAACTGGTGGCAGAAATCGATCGCATCGCCAGACGATTGGCGCGGAAGCCGTAAATGTTTCCGCCTGTCTTTCCAATTCTCACTGGCGCAGCAGCAGTTGTCGCGCTGGTCGGTGCACCGCCCAATGCTCGCATTTACGAAGGCGAAGCTGACGCGCAGCCGCAGGCGCCTTACATCGTTTGGCTGGTGGTGGATGCGGTGCCGGAGCAGACGCTGGATGAGCGTCCTAGCACGGATCGGGACACATTCCAAGTGGACTGTTACGCCGCGACCGCTGCTGGCCTGCGGCAGCTGACCAACGCAGTGCGCGATGCCCTGGAGCAGTACGCAGTCATGACCGGACTCGTTGCACATGAACGTGGCACGACGGAGCCGAGACTGTTTCGTGCTGCGTTGCAGTTTGATTATTTTTCGACCCGCTGAGAAGATGAAAGGAAAGCATCATGGCTGATGGCGATGTCAAGACCCAA